TCGTGTCGGGCTTCGCCATCGTTCCCTCCGGATGGACAGAAGGCCGGGGCCGGCATCCCTGCCAGCCCCGGCCCCTGAAGAATCACGATCCGACCGATCAGGAGGCGGCCTTCGCGAGCCGGGCGACGAACTCGGGGGCGTGGTTCGCCACGCCGAACCGGGTGTTCGCCACGTACAGGACCTGGCGGTTCCGCATCAGGACTTCGCGGCCCGCCTCGATCTCGAGGCCGGTGTCCTTCAGCCCGACCGCGGTCGACATCGCGTAGTCGCCGTAGAGGGCCAGCGTGGTGGCGGGGAGGCCCTTCACGATGTAGACCGGGGCACCGAACACCGTGGGAACCACGCGGCCGCCGCCGACCGTGAGGGTCGTCTGCTGCGAGCTCCAGATCTTCATCAGGTCGACGTAGCCGGCACGCGAGCAGACCCACGAGCTGGTCCCCATCACGGTCTCGTCGACCTTGCCGACCACGTCGGCGAGGTTCGCGAGGGTCGTCGCGGCGTTGGCCGCGACGGTGATGGTGTTCCCGGCCGCGACCGCACCGGCGAGGCCGGTCACGGTCGGGTTCGAGGCCTGGCCCGCGAGCCAGAGGGCGTCGAACCGCTGGGCGTAGGCGAGCGAGAACCGCTCGGCCACGAGGCCCGCGATGTCGAGCGGGCTGTCCTCGATCAGCGAGCGGCTGATCGCGACGGAGGCCCGGATCTCGTGCATCGTCAGGCTCGCGACCGAGGACACGAAGTCCTGGTCGGTCGTCGCCGTGCCCTCGGCCACGATCGCCGCCGTGGCGTCGCCGACCTTGGGGAAGTCGATCTTCTGGCCGCGGGGCCGGACGACCGTCGCGAGCTGCAGCGCCACCGAGGCGTACTGGAGCCGGTTGACGATCGCGTTGTAGAGCTCGGTGTAGACGTACTCGGCACCGATGCCGTTGTAGGTCGGCGAGGTCTCGCCCATCGCCCGGACTTCGCCGGTGCCGACGGCCTTCAAATACTCGCCGACGGCCTGGGCCGCCTTCCGCGAGCTGAAGAGCTTCACGCCCGAGCGAACGTCGGGGGTCTTGCCCTCGGGCTCGTCGGCCGTCTCGGGCTTCGGCGAGCTGGGCGCGGTGCCCGTCACGGCCCGCAGGCTCGCGAGCCGGTCGTCGAGGGCCCGCTCCGCGGCCGACTCCTTGCCGATGTTGTCGGCCTGCTGGCCGAGGGCGGAGAGCCGCTCCTCGATCCGGGTCCGCTCGGCGTCGTCGGCCGGCTCGAGGGCCCGGAGGCTCGTGATCTCGGCGGCGACCTTGGCGGCTTCGTCCTGGAGGCGGGCGAGCTTCGGCGACGGCATGGGGAGTCCCTTCGTGTTCGTGGCGGTGTCCTTACCGCTCGTCACGATATGACCGCCCGCCGCGGCAGAATCTCGCCGCGTTCTACGGTAGGACGATCAGCGGTCCGGCTCGGCCGCGCCGATACGCGAGATGATCTCGCGCTGCCCGGCCGCGATCTCCTGGAGCGTCTCGGCCTGGCGGCCCTGGGTCTCGGCCAGCGAGCGGAGTGTCTCGCTCGTCGTCTTCAGGTACTCGGTGTGAGACTCCACGACCGGCACGACAACGGTGTCGTGGAGCGTGGCCGAGGCGGCGTAGAACATCCAGAGAATCACCGCCAGCACGCCGGCCGGGATACCGATCGTGTTCAGGATCGCACCGGTGGGCCCGAGGGCCTCGATCAGTTCGGACCGCGTCACGTTTCGCTCCTGTTGTTCAGCCACCGGATCACCAGGGCCTGGACGATCGCCGAGATCGCCCAGACGAGGACGAGCGTCGTGAAGGCCATCCCGCAGTTCTCGGCGTACACGGCCCGGACCCGATCCTCGATCCGCCGGCGGATGCCGCCGGGGGCCGGGATCCCGTCGGGGCCGGCGGCCCGGAGCTCGCCCTCCATGGCCGCGATCTGCGAGAGGGCGACCCGGACGATCGCGTCGGACCGCTTCCGGCCCAGGAGCCGCCGCCGCATCGGCCGATCGCCGAGGGCCTGCCAGACGGCCTCGCGGGCCTGGTCGAGCTCGAGGGGCGTCATCGCGAGGCCTCGCAGACCGAGCACGCCGCGCGGGGGCCGGCGACCGTCGAGAGGAACGCGGCGACCCGGGTCGAGCAGGAGCCGATCGTCCGGCCCTCGCGTTCGCCGAACAGCACGCCGGCGAGCTCGCCCTCGGCGTTGAACATCGGGCCCCCGGAGTCGCCCTGGCGGGCGGTGCCCTTCATCTCGACGAACTGCCGGGGGTGGGACTTCGTGGGCGACAGGTAGTCGGTGACCGGCCCGGTCTGCTCGAGGTACTTCCCCGGGCCATAGCCAGCGATCGTGATCGGGTCGCCGAGCCGGGGCGCGGTGGCGGCGATCGTCACCGGCGCGGCCTTCGGCCTGGCGACCGCCAGGGCCGCGAGGTCCCAGGCGTCATCCCACGCGACGACCGTCCCCTTCGAGGTCGTGCCGTCGGGCCACGACACGGTGAGCCCCTGCCGGTGGGTCCGGGCGACGTGCCAGTTCGTGAGGACGATCCCGGTCGAGCCGCTCGCCTGGACGAGGACGCCGGACCCGTAGATCCGACTCGGGCCGTCGGCGGCCGCGATCCGGCAGACCACAGGCCGGGGGCGGCCGCGGGCGGGGGCCGCGGGGGCCGACTCGACGGCGGCGACGACATCGGCGGAGGCACGGCAGACCGCCCCCGCCGGGGGCGTCGGCGGAGCCGGGGGCGGATCCGCGACGGTGCCCGAGCCGCAGCACACCGGGCATGGGTAGTGCATCGGGCCCGGGCCGACCAGGCGGTCGCCCTGGCAGTTGTCACAGTCGGCCGCGAGGGCCGCACCGGCGAGGATCAGCCAGACGAGTAGAGATCGCATCGGTCATCCGGCGGGCCGGCTCCAGTCGTCGGGGAGGGTCATGGAGGCGATCGCGAACGAGCCCTTCCACGCCGAGCGGGCGGTCCGCTCAGAGTCGAACCGGGTCACGTCATACGAGTCGGGGTAGGCCATGAGCCGCTGATCGGCGATCCACCGCGCCCACGGCACGGCATGCCCGCGGCGGCCGACGCTCACGACGAGCCCATGCAGGACGCAGCACACCGCCTCCTCGTAGGACTTCGGGAAGATCACCTCGAGGGGGCGGAAGTGTCGGGCGGTCTCCTGCCAGCCTTCGGGGAACCGCGAGACGGAGACCCAGGGCCCGCCCGACTGCTGCGCGTTGCCGCGACCGCTCGTGCCCTGAAGGACGTGAGCGAGCCCGTACTCGCGCGGCTGCAGCCGGTCGGGGAGCATGCCGCGACGGACCGCGATCTCCAGGACCTGGCGGACGTTCGCGCCGCCCCACTGCCCGGGGTTCGCTTCGGCGTAGACGGAGAGCGGCGACAGCCAGACCGACCCGTAGACGGTGGACTCGGGGTAGCGGTAGCCGGCCCGGGGCCCGTCGCGGAACGACACGCCCCGCGCGCGGTTCCTCGCGGCCTCGGCGTTCGCCCGCAGGGAATGGCAGGTACACTCGTGGGTAGGGTTCTGGTTCGTGTACCGGTCGATGTAGTTCAGCCCCCAGAGGCCGTGCCGATCGTTGTCGGCGGCCCGGTCGGCCCAGTCCTCGGGCTCGATCCACATCGCGTCCGGGAACTCGCGGGCCGCGTCGCCGCAGGCATCGCGGAGAGCGTCGGTCGTGTCCTCGGCCGCCAGGTGGTCGGGGTAGCCGTCGTGTTCGTCCGGGAACACGTCGATCAGGCGCGGGTCGATCGTCATGGGACGGCCCTCACGATCTGCTCGGCGTCGTCCGGGGCCTTCACGATCGCGAGGACCGTCGAGCCCGACAGGACGACCAGGGCCGGCAGGCCGTCGGCCTTCGCGGCCGCGACCGCCTGGCGGAACTGCTCGGGGATCGTGCCGGCCCCGTTGGTGGTGTCGGCCTCGAGGAGCGTCGCGACGATCTGCCGCTCCCGGTTCAGCCGGTTCAGGCCGACGGTGACGCCGACCGGGACCGCGGTGTGGTCCTTCTCGTAGACGTAGACGGCCGCCGTCGCCGGGCCGGGGGCGGGCGCGGTGATCGACGGGACCGTGGGCCACGGGATCGCGGGGAGCGGCGGTAGACCGCCGAGCAGGACGAGCCCGGCGGCGAGCAGGACAAAGGGCCTCACGCGCGGGTCTCCGGCTTCAGGAGCTCGGCGTGGAGCTGAAGGGCGATCGCGACGGCCTCGGTCTTCCCCTGGGCCCGGAGCCGGGTCGCGAGGTCCGACACGATCCGAACGTCGTCGGTCGGGATCGCCGAGCCGGTGCCGAAGACCTTGAGGCCGCGGACCTTTCCGGCGAGCAGGAACAGGGCATACGCGACGAGGGCGATTCCCACGGCGTACTGGACGTAGGCGAAACTCACGATGTGGGCTCCTCGGGTAGGGAATCGGCGATGGTGTCGGCGATCGCGACGGTCTCGCGGACGAGCTCGACGCCTTCGGGGGTCCGCAGCACGGCGGAGAGACGGGCGGCGAGGCGGTCGTCGAATCGGCTCGCGGTCTTCTCGGCGACCCACTCCAGGAGGTCGCCGATGATCACGGCCCGCTCCCGCGCGTCGAGCGTGGTCGAGAGCCGCCGGAGGTAGCCGAGCAGGGGCGACCACGCGTGGAGGAGCCGGAGCTGATCGACGATCGGGAGGGGCATGTCACCTCCCGCGGAGGAAGGCGAGATACTGCTCGAGCACGCCGCCGGCGATCGCCAGGACGAGGGCCCGCACGGCCGGCCGCGCCAGGACCCAGAGCGGATAGGCGGCGACCGGGATCGCGTAGTCCGCCACGGCGTCGAAGAGCCGGCCCACGGCGTCGAGGGCGAACGCCTTCTTCTCGGCCCCCGACATGAGCCGGACGCCTTCGAGGGCGGGGACGACGAGACGGAGCAGGGCGAGCAGGAGCTCGCCGAACTCGGCCCACGTCAGGCCGTCGGCGGCCCGGGCCTTTGCGACCTGGATGAACTTGTAGACCTGGTCCAGGATGCCGGACTGCTGCCCGGCGGCTTCGGTTGCTGCAGCGGCGGTCGTGGTCACTTTTTTCGTCTCCAGACGGCATGGGCGGGGACGACCTGGCGGCGACGCTGCCGGCAGGTCTGGCACTCGACGTAGCGGACCTGGCGGTCGCCGGCCCGTTTGCTCGACTCGACGCGGCAGCGGCCGCCGCAGGTGGGGCAGGTGCTGGTCACGCCTTCACCCCGACGACGTAGATCTCGACGACCGCGACCCACTGGACCGTGAGGGCCACGGAGGCCCCGGTGGCGGTCGCCGGTGCCGAGAGCGTGATCGCCGTCCCGCTCGTGATGCTGGCGACCGTCGCGCCCGCGGGGATGCCGGTCCCGGAGACCGCCATCCCGACGACCATCGACGCGGTCGACGCGAGGCCGGTCACCGCGGTCGAGCCGTTCGTGGTCGCCCCGGTGGCCGAGATCGCCGTCGCGTTGTTCGTGAACTTCACGGTCCGCGAGGACGCCGTCACCGGGAGCCCGTCGACCGGCGCGTAGTGGATCGCCACGCCAGACTTGCCGACATTGTGGCCGGTGATCTGCGACCATCCGTTCGTCGCCCCCGGCTCGACCTTGACGGTCGCCCCCGGCGACGTGTTCCGGATCGTCAGACTCTTGATCGACGCCGGGGCCGCGTAGACGACCGAGCCGAAGATCACGGACTCGAGGAGCGACACGTCGAGCGTGGTCGACGCCGCGGCGTTCAGCGTCAGGACGCCGGACCAGTAGAGGTTCGCCTGCCCGGTGCCGCTGCCGTCCGGGAGGTCGGTCTTAAGCGTCAGGTCTCGCGCGAGCCTCACGTCGCCGTCCGCGAACAGCGTCCGGAACTGGACGGATCCGGTGTGATTCAGGGTCGAGGGCATGTCGGCTCCCGCTTAGACGTTGGCCTTCATCCGGGCGACGGCGGCCGCGGCGGCGGCTCGGGCACCGGCCAGGGTCGAGACCTTCAGGTTCCGGGTCGGCTTCGCGTCGGTGGCCCCGACGATGCCCTCGGGGTAGTCGTCGACCCACACGTCGACCGCCAGGCCGGCGGCGGCCGCGGCGTCACGCTTCTGGGTGTTCGCCCCGCAGAGGATCAGGTCGGAGACCTCGAGGTCGGCGAACGCCAGCCGCAGCTCCTCGCGGTTCGCCTCGTCGTTCTCGCGCCGCGAGATGCAGACGACGCGGTTTCCGGCGGCCGTCGCCATGCCGACGAACGAACGCCAGAGGCCGGGGGCCGCGGTCCAGGTCCGATCGTAGTCCAGCGAGATCACGAGCCCGCGGCCCTCGCTCCTGTGCTGGACGAGCCCGCGGGCCGCCTTCCATGCCGACAGGGAGCGAAGGCCGACGGAGCTATTCGGATAGGCGGCGTGGGTCACCGGAGAAACGTCCCAGATCGCCGCCTCGGTGATCGTGCGGGTCACGTTCCCGGCGGGATCCTCGTCCCACGACTCGCCCCGCGCTTCGGTGAGCGAGAACGCGAACGACGACCCGAAGATGTACCGGTCGCGGATCAGGGGCACGACCTCGGCCGTCGTCGGCGTGCCGACGGGCGGAGTGGCCCGGAACACGAGCCCCTTGTCGGTCTCCTGGATGTCGAGCGTGCCGTTCGTCGTCCGGCCCAGGACCGCGGAGTCCTGGTGGTTGTACTTCGCGACCACGTCGGCCTTGCCGCGCGGGTCGTTCGGCGTCCGGTCGAGGTACTTCCGAAAGGCCCCCGGCATGAAACGCTCTTTGAAGCCTCCCAGATCGACGCTCCACTTGTTCCATGGGGGGGCCATGCCGACGATCACGGGCCGGCCGTCGTCGCGGGTCTCCAGGCGGAGCTCGACATCGGGGTCCGCGGACTGCGACAGGTAGCGGGTCTCGATCTGGTTCGACATGGTCACTCCCCCTCGGTCTCGATCGGCGTGGCCGACAGTTCCGACACTCGCTTCCCGACCGTGAACTCGGTCGGCTCGTCGTCGAAGTACACGCGGACGCTCGCGGCCGGCTCGGCCTCGGTGGCGGTGATCGCGTAGGGCGAGCCCTCGACGCCGAGGACGCCGTCGGTCATCAGGTGCTCGATCACGCCTTCGCCGCCGGCCCAGTACACGCGCTGCCCGAGGCGGAAGCCGCCGGCCTCGGTCAC